TTGTCCAGTGTTGAGTTGGCTAAGAGATTCGGATCATTTGATGCATTTGAGTTTTCGGAATGGAAGAATGGAAACAGGGTTGCAAAATTTAAGGAATTCGGCTCCGGGAAATACGACTGGGATGCATTACAAGATCAGATTAATCAATTTGGTATGCGCAACAGCCAGCTCACCAGTCCTGCACCTAATACGAGCACTTCTATCTACATGGACTCGAGTGCAAGCATTCTGCCTGTTTATGATGCATTCTTTTCCGAAGACAACAAGAATGGCAAATTAGTTGTTGCGGCGAAATTCCTGAAGGAAAATCCACTTGCATATGGTAAGACATTTCCAAAACATACGGCCACCGAAATTATTGATGTTGTGGCTGAATTACAAAAATTCATTGACACGGGCTGCTCTATGGAGTTAATATTTGATCAGCGTAAAGAATCTTTTAATGCAAAAGATTTGTATGATGCTATCCATTATGCACACAGCAAGGGATTAAAGGCTATCTATTACATAAGAGCAATTAAGAAAAACGCCACAGTTGATTCAGCTATCAAGGCTGAAGAAGATTGCGTGGCCTGTGCAGGGTAAAATATGACTAAAGAACACGAACTGTTAGGTAAACTTGTGGCAATGCGTGATGCAGACTGCCACGCACCACTAATGGAAAGTCTTGCACTTGAGCGAGAACTTGCCATGCTGTATATGCCTCAGGTAGATCCAGATATTTCCGACAGTGATCTTCAGGCCTGGGGCCACAAATTTAAAGAAATCGTCGAACGCAAAGTGGAACTGTTTCGACAAAGCACGTTGGTACAGAGATGTCATTAGACTTACCTGTAGTGGCCAATAATTTTAGGATTAAATTTTATAAGGAAGACGCAGAAGCCGATACCTTTTCGGTTTTGAGGGGAGATCGAAATCATCTCTCAATAAATGTGACGAGATTTTCCTTTGATTCTATATCGCAGGAATTTACTATGAGTTTTCGTATTCCCTTATACTATGCGGCCGATTTTATGCAGGATATTAAGGAAATAGGGTTATTTAAACATTTTCTTATCGACGGAAGAGACAATCCGATATTTGAAAGAACATTTAACATTGATCGCATTACTAATCAGATAGAAGAATATGCGTATGATTCGGATAAAGCAATAGAAGTAGTTATCAGAGGTATTTATAAATGACAGAATTAACACAGAAAAGAATTTTCGACGAGTTCGGCGACGATGCGCAGACCGCACGTCAGATGATTAACGGAAAAGCAACCGGAATTCTTAATTTAAACAGCGTTAAATATCAATGGGCGCCGAAGCTATATAAAATTATGGTAAACAACTTTTGGATTCCTGAAAAGATTTCCCTGGTTGACGACAAGGTAACTATTAAGGAATTGACCAAAGACGAACTGGAGGCATTTAAGAATACAGTTTCGTTTCTTATTGCACTAGATAGTATGCAGGTATCGAACCTGCCAAACATTGCAGATTATATTACTGCTCCTGAAGTTGGTGGACTCTTTACTATTCAGGCATTTCAGGAATTAATTCACTCTCAGTCTTACCAATACCTCCTGCAAGAACTATTTCCCAATACAGAGCGCGAAGATATCTACAATTATTGGCGCAGAAACGAACTTTTACTAAAGCGTAACAAGTTTATTGCAGGACAATATGAGAAATTTATTGCCAATAAGACATTAGAAAACTTTAAGATAGCACTTGCGGCAAACTTTGCACTTGAAAGTATCTACTTCTATAACGGCTTTCAGTTCTTTTATCAGCTGGCTGCTCGCAATAAAGTGGCAAACGTTGCTAAAATGATCAAGTACATCGAGAACGACGAAGTAACTCACGTAAACATGTTTGCTAATATCATTCGTGAAGTATTTGATATCAATGATCCAGTCGACAGACAAATTCTGCTAGACAATATTATCCAGGCTGCCGAACAAGAAATTGAATGGGGTAAGGAAATTTACGGTGACAGAATTCTGGGGATTTCGCAAGAGAGTACAGAGGGATATGTAAAATATCTAGTAAATCAACGAGCAAAATTGTTGAGTCTGGGTGTAATTTATAAGGGGTTTACAAAGAATCCATACGAATATCTGAATGCAGAAAAGCGTGAGAACTTCTTTGAAACAAAGGTAACTGAATATAGCCGCAGTGAAGCGGTTGATGGATGGGATGATTTTTAATGTTAACACAGAAAACACAAGAAACACCGTATATTGGTGTGTTTAAAACGGCCGCAGGTGAGGAGTTTATCGGTAAGGTAGTCGAAGAAACCATGATGGCTTATCAAATAAAGAATCCTCTTTGTATGGTTGCAACACAACAAGGATTTCAATTTGCACCGTTTATTATGATGGCTGATCCGGAAAAGGAAATTAAAGTACCTAAACCGGTAATTACCGCAATTCCAGCGGCAAAGTTGCAAGAGCAATACGAACAAGCGGTTTCGCCAATTCAACTTCTAAAGAAATAAAATATCATGAAATCAGGTAGTAAAACCCCGTATGAAATCCGCCTAGAATTGCTTCAACTTGCCCAGGTTGTTCTTAGTGCGCAGCACGCCGCCGTTGCCGCCAAGACAGCAAAAGAGAGTTACGATAGTAAACTATATGGTCCCATAACAGCACCCACCACTGAGGAAATCTTAGCAGAAGCTGATAAATTGAATGAATTTATTTCTAGGGCAAGTCACTAATTCAATTGACATTATGCTGTCTTTGTAATAGAATCCGGCATGAATATAATTAAAGAATCAATCAAGCGGTTTGAGGCGTGGTTAAGATATAATCCGCCTTTTTCTCTATCTGCACGTGGTTGGCGCCTATTCAACGCTGAATATAAAGAAGTGGCGCCTATACGGTTCTGGCTCATGAAACATTTTAAAAAGACCTATGTATTACCTATTAAATGGAAATATATAAAGATGATTGATTGGATCAGATATCGTACATATGATAGATATCATATCATTAAGACGGGACTTCCGCCATCCTATTATGACCCCAGTGTGCAGATGTTGCATGTTAATTTTAATATACTGAAAGACTTTGTGGAAGTCGAGCAGGCTTGGAGTTCCTATTCCCTCGAAGAAAGGAAAAAAGCATCGTGGGCAGAAAAATATATACCCTTCTATTTTCATTTCTTTCCTTTCCGCCGACCCGATTTAGGTATTGAGTATTTTAACTGGGGGTCTACACTAGACGATCCTGCCCTCCCCCCACATGAGCGTTCGGTGCGCCAGGCAGAGTCCTCAAGGGAGATACTTGCATTATATAAGTGGTGGGTCGAAGAGCGTCCTGCTCGCAAACCTATACCTTCACCATCTTACGATGACCAGGGTCTGGGAGTAATGGGATGCTTCGATGCCGACTTCGACGAAACGGCAAAAGATTTTGAAGAATATAATCGATGGCTCAGCACTAATTCAGCTCAAGAGGACAAATGGGACGACGAGGATCAAGATATGCTTATTCGTCTAATGAAAGTAAGGCAGAGTTTGTGGTCCTGAAAGTAGATCTGAGTGAGGACATGGCAAGAAGTACCGATGTTATAGCCCATCTATCAACCAAGAGTATTGCAATCGAATTCTATAATGCACTATGCAACGTGGAATGGAAAAAGATTAATGCACTACCGGAAGATGAATTAATTATAGAAAAATTGAGAGGTGTAGATAGTAGTGTCTGGTCCTGTTCCTGGCGAGCAGCTGGTCGGACGGTTGCGGAGATTCGTAATAAAGCATATAATACAACAGAGAGTTACATAGATTTTTACTACTCCGGCAGCGAAGGGGTAGTAACAGATTTGGTAAGAGACTGCTTTAAACAAATGGGGTGGGAGCCACACCCGTACACAGATGACTAAATTAATCGATCATGCTAGGCAATTTGACGGAATTTTAGTAGTCGGCGATATTCACGGCGACTACGAATCCTTTGCGCAAGCCTACGACTACGCAAGAAGCGAAAACTTCTTCTTTATGTCTATAGGCGATTTAGTCGACAGGGGCCGTAAACCATTTGAAGTAGTTAAGGCTATGTATGAGTGTATGTACGACGGTCTCGGTGGGTTTGTCATTGGCAACCACGACGAAAAACACCACCGAGGTGCAATTGGTAACAAGGTAAGTTTTTCAAGAGATGCAACTCAGACATTAGACGATGTTGGTGCAGAACGTAAAGAAGAATTCAGCCGGATGTACTCAGCAATTGTTATGGATAACATGTTGTCTGGTATGTTTCATACGTTTGACAATTTAACCTTAGTTCACGCCGCCAGTCACCCTTCTATCTGGGATGGTATCGACGTAACAGGGAAACATGCCAGATCACGATTCTTGGTTGGGGAAACTAACGGTAAGAAATACGACGATGGATATCCTGTGAGATTGTACAGTTGGATAGAAGAAGTGCCCTCGGGACAGACCGTAATGGTTGGGCATGATAGGCAGCCCATCCATAATGTGCCTATTACCGAGCCCATGGTTGTTACCAATGAAAATGGTGGCAAAGTGGTGTTCTTAGACACAGGTTGTGGTAAAGGTGGATTCTTGTCGGCGGCAGTTGTGTTGAATGGCAAGAAAGGGTATGAAATAAGTAATTTTATGGAGTTTAAGTATGAATGATAGATCAGTAATTAAAGTAAAGAGTCAACTCATTGAGTCAATTGAATACAGTGTTGTCACTGGCAGCATGATTGTTAATTTCAAAGAGGGCAGTTCTTATACATATAAGGATACACCATTTAGTATTTTCGAGGACTTTGCCAATGCACCTTCCAAAGGTAAATACTTTCTGAAGAATGTAAGAGATAAGTTGGAATCGGTAAAAAACTAGATTCCTTGATCTTTTTGCAGAGACTGTTATACTTTAACAATTAAAAGGACTTATATGCCTACAGTACCTGATACAGATCCAGTGCCGGACGAAGACTACGACGATTACCTCGAATGGACAGAAGAAGAGGAAGAAGCATTTTTAAAAATTCTTACCGATTCGGATGAAGAAAACACACAGAAAGAGTGAGATGGAAATTTTAAGATTTGTAAAGTGGCGGTGGAATAAAATGGACTCAACTGACAAGTTTCTTCTGTTTATTATTCCGTGGACTTTGTTTGCTATCGTGTCGATATTCATTTTCGGCCCGGAAGCAATCCTTATATTTCTTGCTGGTCTCACCTTCGTACTTGTATGCTGGTTAGTGCGTATTTCTTCTTCACATTTACACAAATCGTGGCAAGAATTTAAACGCACCAAAGATGCGGAAGCCGACGAAATTGTTTCAAGACTTAAAGGTACACAATGAAATTGTTTAAATTCATAAAATGGTGGGTTAGCCAGTTGGATGTACTTACAACAATGGTTGCATCACTTGGGATATGGACGGTGGCATGCCTAGGTTCTGCAATTATCATTAGTCCTGCCATTATATTCCCGATATTTATGAAGGGAATAGTAACAATAATTTTTGCTGCGGCTTTCTGGTACGCATGTATTGTTGTACGTAATAAATACCGGAAATATAATAGAATTATGGATGCAGAAGCTGAGAGGATTATTGACAGACTTAAAGGACAGCAATGAGAGTTTTTAAATTCATAAAATGGTGGTGGAATCGCGCTGACGGCCTGGGTCGCACTGTTGGATGTTACCTTGTTCTTTGGGTAATTCCGTGTTTGGTCCTAACAATATGGTTAGGTAAGGATGCGATCGCATTAGGGGTAGTGGGTGGGTTTCTTGTGATAGCAGGATGGGCATCATACGGGATATATTTGCTGATTAAAGATATACTTGAAGAATTTGCTGCCGACGTTCCACCGGAGGATATCGAAATTATTCGTCGGTTAAAAGGCCAGCATAAATCAGACGGCGGTTATTGACCGAGAACATAGCATTGTGTTATGCTATAAGCTAAATACAAAGTAGAAGATAGACTTCTGCACATTAACTTATTTGGGAGCCAAATATGACAAAACGATACAAACGTGTCGTCCTAATTGGACGATTTCAACCGGTCCACAGAGGCCACCTCGCAAACTTTCTGCAGGCGCTCGATATTGCTGATAAAGTAATTATCCTTGTCGGTAGTTCATTCCAGCCGCAAACTCCAAAGAATCCGTTTACGTTCGATGAACGTAGCGATATGATCGACGAATGCATATTCGAAGGCATTAGTGCTTATAGTGATCGCGTCAACGATGTTTCAATATATCCTTTGCGTGACTTTAAATACAGCAATAATAGCTGGATTAGTGAAGTCCAACATCTTGTTAAGGTCGATAGTCCCGATATCGCCGATTCCGATATTGCAATTATGGGCTATGACAAGGATGAAACTAGTTGGTATAATCACGCCTTCCCCGAATGGCCTTTTGTTCATTTAAAAGGTTTCGTCGAATTCGGATCTAACCCCATTGACGCAACAAAGATTCGTGAACTTTATTTCGAAGGGCATCTAGATTATCTTCGGGGTACTGTTCCCGATCATGTTTTCAGTTTTTTGCAATCTTGGAAAAAAACCGACCGCTATGCCTCAATTACAGAGGAATTTAGGTTCTATAAAAATTACGATGCAAGCTCTTTTCCTCGAATTGAGCAGACTGTTGATGCCGTAGTTGTCCAAGGCGGCCACGTTCTTCTTATACAGCGTGGACATTCGCCCGGCAAAGGGCTATGGGCATTACCCGGCGGATTTCTTAATCCAAAAGAACGATTGTTCGATGGTATGATTCGAGAATTGATCGAGGAGACCAAAATTAAAGTCCAGGAGATTATACTTCGCAAGGCAATGACCTATCAAGAAAGATTTGATCACCCGGATCGTGATTTACGAGGTCGAGTAATTACTGAGGCATTTCTTATTGAGCTTACAGGTGGCGACGGAAAGTTACCTCGCGTCAAAGGTTCGGATGACGCCAGGGTGGCAAAATGGTTTAAGCTTGCTGACGTTAAGAATATGGGCGATAGATTGTACGGCGATCATCAACATATTATTGAGACATTGGTTGCAAGGGCAAAGAAATGATTTACGTCGAAGTTAATCGCATCAATGGCAGGAATGATTTTCTTAAACTCAGCGAATGGGTTCTGCGGGCAGGCATCGAGTGGGTGGATTATAGTGAAGGCGGCTGGGAAGATAAATCGATGGTTAATATCGCACCACACTTAAAATTTCTTACAGAAGAAGATGCCGTTGCCTATATATTAGTGCATGGCGGGAAATCTAGTAGGGAAATACCCACTATGTCACCCGCGAACACTACCATACACCA